TTGCAGCAATTAATCAAGATGCCAATTTGAAAATTGCATTGGCCAGAAAAGTCAGTGATGATGCCAAATTAAAATTCAAAGAACAATACGATTATCAAGTTCAATTGGCCCAACAGGCCAGAATGGCCACTGGAATTAACGAGGAAAGACAGTCACCTCTTGAATTGCAACAAATGCAAGAAATGGAAGATGCCAAGATTGCATCATTCAATAAGCAAACTCAGCAAATGCTTATTCAAAATGATTTGACTAATCAAAGATTGGAATATGAAAATAGTATTGTTGGATTGATGCCAAGAGAACAGCAATATTTGCTTGAGAAATATGATCTAGAAGCTAAAATTGTGGCACTTTACAAATCAGCTCCAGCCACTATTAATAAAACAGATTTGGAAAATCAAATAAATAAGATGAGACAGCAAGATGAGCTGGGCATTCAGATCAAACAAAATACATTAGATCAGCAAAGAACATTTGAATATGGCTGGAAAACTGCATTTGATTCATATATTGATAATGCAACAAATGCAGCCAATACTGCAAAAAATATGTTTAATTCCGTGACATCAAGCATGGATAATGCTCTTGCAAATTTTGTCAAAACAGGCAAATTAAATTTTGCTGATTTGGCCAGAACAATTATTCAAAATATAATTACTATTCAATTACAAGCTCAAGCATCATCTTTGCTTGGTGGACTTTTAAGTGGTGGATTGTTTCAATCAAGTAATGTGGCAGTGCCAGGTGAAGGCACAATGAGCATTAAAGATTATTTTGGTGGCCCTAAAGCAGCTGGTGGTGATGTATCTGGTGGCACACCATATTTGGTGGGAGAACAAGGGCCAGAATTGATTGTCCCTAAAGGATCAGGTACTGTGATTCCCAACAATAAATTAATGGGGATGGGTGGAACAAATCAAAATATCACCAACAATTACATCAATGCAATTGATACAAAATCGTTTGAGGATCGGCTATATGGCAGCTCTGGAGCAATTTGGGCAGCCAACCAATATGCCACCAAAAACATTGCGACAACGAGGAGCAGAACATAATGGCTGGCTTTCAAAACATTGTTGATATTCAACAAAAGATGACAGTGAATAATCGGAGAATGATTGGCCAACAAGTGTCACGATCAGGGCAAGTCACAGTGGCTCAATACTTAACATCAGTGCCATGGGTTTTTACAATAGTTCCACATAATTTTTTGTATTACCCACAGACCAGAGACATAATCCAAGCTATTGATAATCTGGATCGGCAGCTGCCCGATTACATTATATTTGCATCGAATCAGTTATCGTGGTTTACGCAAAACCAAGGAACGGCCACAGTGGCCAGTTTAAGTGGCACACCAACACCCAACAGCCAAACAATCAATTTAACCTCAAATGGCACTTATAAGGCTGGCGATTTCATATCCATCAATGGTTATGTTTACAAGATTACCAACGATTCGACTGGATCTGTTATTTATATCAACAGGCCATTGATCGGATCACCGACATCGGCTGCACCAGTTCTTTTGGGCAATGCGTGTTCGTTTTATGTGGTGGCCGAGCAATGTCCCACATACTCATTGACACCAATGACCAATGGTGCATTTGTCGAATGGTCTGGGCCATTTGTATTTCGTGAATACATTACAGGATAATTATGTCAACAGCAATTGCAGCACTTGGATCCAGTTCAATTCGATATGCTGAATTTGTCGAATTGATTCTTACAGTTTATGCTGGAGAATTTATTGTTGGCAGCACTTATACTATTTTTATTGTTGGCACGACTGATTTTACAGCTATCGGTGCATCATCCAATACAGTCGGAGTGACATTCACGGCCACTGGCGTGGGATCAGGAACAGGTAAAGCGCAGCAGATATTTACATTCTGTAATGCAGCTGGCCCAGTCACAATCAATGGGATCAGATATGCTGGTTATGGCACATATCTTGGCGTGAGTGAAATTCAGCAAGATATGAAAGCCAGTAGTGTGGATATAAAGTTATCTTTGTCTGGACTAGATATCAATGTGGTTTCACTGATATTGGCATCACCAGTCAAAGGCAGCACTGTAAAAATTTGGCGTGGATTTCTCGATGCCAGCAATCAAATTGAAACCATTGGCGGTGTACAACAGTTTTTCCAAAGATACCAAGGCATCATCAACAATGTGGCCATCAATGAAAATTTTGATGATCAAAAAAGGCAGCGCACTGTTGTTTGTATTGTGTCTTGTGCATCGATGCGATTGGTGCTGGATTCGAGATTGGCTGGCATTAAAACCAATCCATCCAATTGGCGATTCTTATATCCCAACGATACCAGCATGGATCGAGTGCCAGTGATTGCATCGACTTATTTTAATTTTGGCCAAAACCCAATACCAGGCTCGGCCACCAAAGTTATCGGATCAACTCAAACCAATCCAGTGCAATTGGTGAAATTTTCAAACACATGATCAGACTGGCAAACAAATTTGATATTCCAATTTTGATTGCAATGATTGAGGAATTCTCAAGAGAAACATTGATTCAAAAATACAAAGATCAAACATTGTGGGATAAAAAATATGTGGGGAATTTGCTTTACAGTTTGATTTTGGGTCGAGGTTTTATTGTTATTGACGAGGATTTGAATGGAATGATCATTGCCATGATTACACCAAATATTTGGTGTCCAAAATCAAATCAACTCAATGAGCTGGCATGGTGGGTGGCTCCAGAAAAAAGGAATGGTTTGCTTGGTGGCAAATTATGGCTAGAATTTAACAAACAGGCTCAAAAATTATTGGATGAAAAGCGCATCGATGTAGTGATGACATCACTTATGGCCAACAGTCCAAGCATTGATTATTCAAAACGTGGATTCAAACAATTGCATACAACTTTTTTCAGAGAATAAAACATGATCGAATCAGCAATTGCAGCATATGAGGCATTCTCTGCATGGTATGCCACAGCTGGGATAGCAACACAAATGGCAGTGACATTTGCCATTTCAGTAGTTGCATCGAGGATATTTGCACCCAATGTGCCACAGGCCCAGCAAAACAATATTAGGCAGCAAGTGCCACCAGATCCAACGGCTGGCATTCCATTGGTCTATGGTGATGCATACACTGGCGGTCGGTTTTGTGATGCGGTTTTATCACAAAATCAAAAGCAAATGTTTTATGTGATGGTTATTTCAAATATTAGTCCGAATGGCCAATTTATTTACAATTTGCCAACACCAGGCAATCCATCCAATTTTTACTATCAAGATCAGATCATTACATTTGATGCTTTATATCCAGCCATGGTATCTACTTTGACCGATGGCGCAAACAATGTAACTCCATTTGCAAATCAACTGTATATCTATTTGTACACATCTTCCCCTACTGGCACGATCACACCGATCAATACGACTTATATGCCATGGGAAATAATGAAATATGATGCTGGTGATGAAAATACTTGTCCATCAGGCCAAGAATGGGCCAGCACCAATCGAAATATGAATGGTTTGGCATTTGCCATTGTGCAGCTGGTGTACAACCAAAATGCACCTGGAACTACTTCATTGCAGCCAGTCACATTTTATGTGAGTCATTATTTGAATGGTGCTGGATGTGCCAAGCCTGGTGATGTTTGGTATGACTACATTACCAATCCCATTTATGGTGGTGCAATTGATCCATCATTTGTCAGCTCTGCTTCAGGCGCAGCTCTGAATGCTTATTCAGATGAATTGATCACCTATACACCAGCAGGAGGTGGCACAGCATCACAGGCCAGATATAGATTTAATGGTGTTTTGGATACTGGCCAGACTGTATTGTCAAATATCGATTTGATGATGACTTGCTGTGATTCATGGCAAGCATATCAGGCAGCCACTGGATATTGGCAAGTGGTGATCAATCAATCGATTTCACCATCATTTGCATTTGATGATAATAATATTGTTGGATCTATCACAGTGGGGGAGCTGGATATCACCCAAATGGTGAATCAGATTGAGGCCAAATTTAATGATTCAACAAATAGGGATCAGGCTGGTTATGTGAATCTACAAACCCCAGCCAATTTGATATATCAAAACGAGCCAGTTAACAAATTCACTGTTTCATATGATTTGATCAACAATTCGGTTACAGCTCAATACTTAGCCAATCGGACACTTGAGCAAAATCGACTTGATTTGATTGTCAGTTTTTCCACCAATTACACTGGCATTCAAGTCAATGCTGGTGATGTGGTCACAGTGACCAATTCAAGTTATGGCTGGACAAATCAGCAATTCCGAGTGATGCAAGTCAAGGAATCATCATTGCCCGATGGCAGTCTTGGGGCAGCAGTGCAGCTGATTGCTTATGATGCAAATGTTTATGCCACTGGAGACATTACTCAATATCATCCAACACCCAATTCGGGATTGGCATCACCCACTTATTTTAGCGCATTGGCTGCACCAACAATTTCAGCGCACCATGAATCGGCCACTCAGCCCAATTTTGATGTACAAGTCTATATTCCATTAGTGGGTCGAGTTACCACTGGAACATTGTTTTATACGACAGTATCCACACCATCACCATCTGATTGGAGTACATGGCTTACAGCAACTACATCAAACAATCAGCAAGTTCCGAATAATACTTATTTCACATTTGCTGATGTAGTTTTACCAGCTGCCACATATTATTTTGCCTATACAGTAGGAAACGATAAAACATCAACTTCATTGAGTCCAATATCCACTGCTTTTGTTTGGACACCAGTCGGTTTATCTGGAGCCAGTGGAGCGTCTGGCGCATCAGGTTATAGCGGATTTTCTGGATTGTCTGGAGTGTCTGGATTGTCTGGATATAGCGGTTTGTCAGGATATTCTGGTATAGGTAGTACAGGATTAACAGGTTTGGCTGCCATCACTGCATACAAGCTACAAAGCCAAACATTAACTCCACCAACATATTCAACACCCACATCGGGAGCGACTGCACCAAGCGGATGGTCATTGACTGCACCAACAGCCACAGTTGGCCAAGTGGTTTGGTATTTGATGGGTCAATACAACTCCAATAGCAGTTCTTATGGTGGAGTACCAGCTAATTCAACAGCATGGACTGGGCCAGTGGCTGCATCAATATTTCAAGACATTGAATCAGACAATTGGACTGGCGGTACTCCACCAACAACTGGTCCATTTGCACCGATTGCCTCACCAGGCTATTACATTCAAAAAAATACTGGCAATATGTATTTGAACAGTATTTATGGCCAAGGCGTGGCCAGATTTGATGGTCAAAATACTGCATCAGGCATTTCAGTGTCTGGATATGCTGCGGTGGTCGGCAATTTGTCTAATATTCAAAATTATGGTCTTTATGGGACTGCCAATGCAGCTGGTAATTCAGCTGGAGTTTTTGGATATAACTCCAACACCAGTTCATATTATTCTTATGGTGTATTTGGCCAAAATTCAAATCCATATTCTCCAGCCATTTATGGATATAATTATGGTGGAGGAACAGGCATTCAAGGAGTTTCAAATAGTTCAGGAATTGGCGTTTATGGAAATTCTTCATCAGGTTCTGGAGTTGAAGGAGATTCAGTTTATGGAGCTGGAGTAAAAGGGGTTTCAATTTCAGGAAATGGGGTACAAGGCTCAGGAACTTATGGTGTTTACTCTACAACTGCATTTGGCACATCAAGCACAGCATTTGTAAATAATTTGTATGCACAATATACTCAAAATTTAGTTGGGCAAGCCAGTGGAACATTGCTTTATTTTTACACAGGTCCAACAACTGGAGCCAGTACAGCGACATTTAATCCAGCAAATAAACCAGGCTTAACAAGTGGCAGCAATACTTGGATTGAAATTATCATCAACGGATCATCTTATCAAATACCAGTGTGGGCATCATAATGAGCAGAACAATCACAATTCCATCGACCTCAGTCACTGAGGATATCAACGACATTCAAGAGATACCAGGCGTTTGCGTCAGGTTTTTAGTGGGCAATAAGGATTCCAATAATAATTGGATTCTTGGCCAAACAATGCAAACATTCATTGTCAATGGTGATGATTACAAAGAATTGAATGGCCCACCCACATCATGGGCACCAGACAAGCCAACAGGCACATATAGAAATGATGATTTGTGGCATTATGTGGATTTACAAAGAACAAAAACCTAGTAAAATATTCATCAATACAATACAAGACATTCGTACCCAGTGAGTACATTGGGAGCGTCATTACCGAGTAAGGGAATCACATGGCTGTATTTAATCGTAATTCATTAACCCAAGTATCTGGGTTTGATAATCAAATTCTTTCAGGCGAATTGGTTTGGCAGCAAAAAGCATTTTGGAATATATTTTTAACCAATGATGCTGGCATTCTGCCATTGACTGGAGCCACCATCGATGCACAGATTATTCGCAGAGTCTTAACCAATGTGGTGGATACTAGAAATGGACTTACATTCACCATCGGTGATTACACTCCAACACCCACACCCATTGCATTAACAATCACCAATATCAATTACACAGGTGGATCATTCACTTTGGTAATGGATGACAGCTCTTGGGGTTTGATGGCCACTGATCCAGGCTTGGACATTGCCGACCCCAATGGTATTGGCTATTCTGGCCGAATTAAGATTAGTTTTCCAGCCAATGGCTCAACCCCAGCGGAAGACATCATTGTCTTTTTATTCTTTATTGTTCGGTCTGATGGAATTGTGGTGGAATAATTATGAGCACAAAAGTCACAGTCATCAATGACAACAATGTCAGCATCAATGTCACTCCACCAGCTGCACAGATCATCAATGTAAACCGATCAGCATTTGGCAATTCTGGATTCAGTGGCCAATCGGGTTATTCTGGATTTTCAGGATTCAGTGGCCAAGCTGGTGGCGAAAGTGGCCATAGCGGTTACTCTGGATATTCGGGCTATTCTGGTTACAGTGGTTATAGTGGCCAAATTGGTTCCAGCGGTTATTCTGGCCAATCAGGATTCAGCGGTTATTCTGGCCAATCAGGATTCAGCGGATCTGGCGTGTCTGGATATTCTGG